AAGACCTTGAAAAAACTACCATGGCAAGCTGGAACCAGTGGTTTCCGCGCAATATGGGCGTATGGCGCGGCGGCGCTGGGGACCCGGCCACGCATGAACTGGCGCTGACACACCCCGGCGATGGCCTGCCTATTCACATGACGGTGGAATTCATTGCCCTTGGCGACCAGCGCGTTGAAGAAGCCATGCGCGGCTGGGAAGGTTCCTTCGCCTATATTGACGAAGTGGATTTGATGCTGCCTGAAACGCTGGCTTGGGTATGGTCCCGGTGCGGGCGTTACCCGCGCGAAACCATTGGGATCAATCCTAAGCTCGCCTGGGGCACCTGCAATGCCCCGGAATTCGACAATTGGGTATTGGCCGATTTTCTGGACAAGCTGCGTGATGGTCACAAGCTTTTCCGCCAACCGGGCGGGCTTGATCCCAATGCGGAGAACATGCGCGTTCTGCCCGCAAATTTTTATACGGAAATGCTGAAAGTGCTGAAACCGGATGAAGCGCGGCGCATGGTGCATAACCAGCCCGGGATCAGCAAAAGCGGCACGGCGGTTTATCAGGAATTCAATGATGATATCCACATGGCCAAGGAGCCTTTGGATATTCTGGACCGCCCGCTGATCATCGGCATGGATGCCGGCGGCACACCGGCGGCAGGCTTCTGGCAGCGCGCCGCCAATGGCCAATGGCGCAAGCTGGCCGAGCTTTCGACGCATGAGAAGATCGGCGGCAGCATCACCGGCCCAAATCGGTTTGGCGAAGAACTGGCCGAAATTCTGGCAGACCGCTTTCGCGGGCTGGCCATTCGCGCGCATGCCGATCCATCCGCCGCCCATGGTGCAGATACCCGCGCCGGTGAAGCAAGCTGGATTGATACGGTTGCGCGCGTGGCCAATATCGCCGTGGCGCCAGCGCCCACCAATGACCCGACCCCCCGGCAAGAAGCGCTGCGCTTGCCCATGACGCGGCTCATTGATGGCCGCGTGCCGGGCCTGCTGATTGACCCATCTTGCACGCTGACGCGCAAGGCCCTTTCCCGCGATTACTTCTACCCGCTTGTGCGCAGCGCCGGCACGGTGCGGCAGGAAACCAGGCCCGCCAAGAATTGGGCATCGCACCTGGTGGAAGCTGATCAATACGCGCTGCTGGATGGTGGCGCTTATCACGAAGTCCTAGGCCGGGGCCAAAAGCGCGCCCCGGCGACAAGGCCCATTCTGCGCCCGGCGCAGATCAATGTTTTCGCAACCCAAAGGATGAATTGACATGCCCTTAACTATCGAACCGACGCAACCCATTGATGAACCCAATGCCGATGCAGAACCGCAGGAAGGCGTGGATTTTGTGACGGTGCAGCTGCGCTTGCCGTTGCGGCATTATTATTGGCTACAGCGCCGCGCCGCCCTGTTTGGCCAGGAACCCGCAGCCAATGCGATTTCCATGTTGCTGGAATACAAGGCGCAGCATGACCGGACGGGCGCGGCCAATCACCGCCAGGCACCGCCCGATCGTGGCGAAATGGCCACCACCTTCCGCCCGCGATGAGCACACTGCCCGCCCTGCCAAGCCGCGATTTCACCGGCGCAAGCTATTCCTTTGTGTGCTTCCCAGCGCAAATGAATGGCTTGCGGCAGCCTTGGTATCTGCGCCGCCTGCATCCCGCTTGGCGGCATTGCGTTTTGCTGCGCTATGCCGGGCCGGATTGCACGCTGATAGCCGAACATCTTGGTAGCTATGCGCGGGTGGAGTTTCTAAATGTCAGCATTGGCCAATGCGCGCGCAATTTGCAGGAACAGCATGGCGCGCTGATCCTTTTGGTGGACGAAACCCGCCCGCCCCCAAAGGCCATGATGCGCGGCCCAATGTCCTGCGTGGAATTCATCAAGGCGCTTTTGGGCATTGGCCGCCCCTGGATTGTCACGCCGCACCAGCTTTACCGCCACTTGCGCCGCGCTGGCGCAAGCCATGTTTTTCCAACCGCAAACAGCTAGAAAGGATAGATTATGTCGTGGAACCCATGGAAAATTTTCGCGCGCGCAACGCCGTTCCGAGATATTGGCGAGAAAATTGAAAAAGTCACAGAGCGAGCAAACGTATTGGGTTCCATCGGCAACATGGTCGAACGCTGGAACCCCATGCCGCAGATCAAAATGCCCACCATCCCCGGACCGACGCCAGAACAGCTTGCCGCCCAAGCGGCCCAGGCGCGCTTGCTGACCGAACAGGCAGACCAGATCAAAGCAACGGAAGCCGCAGCTGAAGCATCGGCGCGCGCCAGGCGCGCCCGCATGGCCGGGCGCAATTCGCTATTGCTGGATGAAGTCGGGATCATAGACGGCACGCGCCCAATGCAACCCACGCTGGGGGCCTAATCCATGTCTATGGAACCCGAAGCGCTAATCAAGCGCGCGCAGACTGCCGAACGCAAGCGGAATGCCTTCGCATCGCTCATGCGCGAATGCTACCGCTACGCCATGCCGGAACGCGATGCCTGGTCCAGCTATGGCTACGGCCAGGAACGCATTTCAGAAGTCTATGACAGCACGGCCATGCTTTCGACCGCGCGCTTTGCCACCCGGCTTTGCAATGCCCTGTTTCCGCCGGGCCAGCGCTGGGCAGAACTGACCCTGCCAGAAGACATTGAAGACACAGACGAAACCAAGCGCTTGCGGGCAGAAGTGCAAGGGCTGACGGAGATTCTTTTCAAGCATATCCGCCAATCCAACTTCGATCCCTGCATGCACGAAGCCGCGCATGATTTGGCCGCTGGCGTTTCGGCTATTCTAATTGAAAATGGCAGGCTTGCTTCAGGCCGCAGCCACGGCCCTTTGCTGCGCTTTACCAGCGTGCCCGCCGCCTTGGTTGCCTTTGATGAAGGCCCCTTTGGCGTGATCGAAGGCGTGTTCTATAGCCAGCGCATCGCGGCCCGCAACATCAAGCGCCACTACCCAGACGCGAAAAACCTGCCGCGCGAAATTGACGAAAAAATCCGCACCGCGCCGGAAGATGAAATTCTGCTGCTGCAATGCACCACCTATGACGCCCAAGAAGGCAAATGGTGCTTCCAAGTGCTACTGCGCGATGCAAAAACCGAACTGGTCAAGCGCTATTACCGCACCAATCCATGGGTCATCACGCGCTGGATGAAGGCGCCGGGCGAAACCTATGGCCGGGGTCCGCTGACCATGGCGCTGCCCGATATCCGCACGCTGAATAAGCTGCGCGAATTGGCGCTAATCAGCGCCAGCTTTGCCGTTACGCCCATGTGGACTGTCATGGATGATGGCGTGATCAATGTGGACGCCGTGAAAATCCAGCCCAATGCGCTGATCCCGGTGCGGTCCAATGGCGGACCCATGGGCCAGAGCTTGAAGGCCCTGGAAATGCCCGCGCGGTTTGACATTTCCCAAATGATGGAAGCAGAACTGAAAACCAGCATTCGGCAAATTCTGTTTGACAGCCCCTTGCCGCCGGAAGTGCAGGTGGGGCTTACCGCCACAGAAGTTATTGAACGGGTCCGGGAATTTCAGAAAGACACTGGCGCCTTTGGCCGGCTGGAAATTGACGCGGTAAAACCAACCGTTACCCGCTGCATAGATATTCTGGAAGAAGCCGGGCAATTCGCTGCGCCGCAATTCAAAGGCGTGATGGAAGCGCTGCAACAAGACCTGATCCGCACCAAAACCACCAGCCCATTGGCCCGCGCGCAAGACGTGGCCGATGTTCAATCGGTCATGCAATTCACCGCCGGCGTCATGAGCCTTGGCGAGCCAGGCATGGAAATGGTGAAAGCGGGCCTTGATCCGGTTAAGGCCGGGCGCTGGCTTGCGGAACGATCCGGCGTGCCAGCCAAGCTAATACCGGATGAACAAGCTTTGCGCGATGAACAGGGCGCCAACCAGGAAAACGCGCAAATGATGGGCCTGATGCAAAGCCCCGTCATGGCCCAGGTAGCCGGCCAGCTTGCCAAGGCTGCCACCACCCCACCACCCACCCCGGAGCCAATGCAATGAGTGACACAGGAGATTTCTTGAAACGCGTCATTGAGGCCAAGCAAGTTGACAGCAAGCTTGGCGCCCTGATGCAACTAGACCCATTAGCGCAGAAAAGGCGGGATACAATAACCGCCGCGCTGGCGCACCCAAACCAAATTCACGCGCTAGGCTTGGTGCTGCAAGGCGAAACGCCGGACAGCTATACGCCCGGCATGGACTTCCCGCACACCGCGTACCTGGAAGGCCGCAAGGCTGCCTTGCGCGACCTGATCCATTTCCTCACCTACGCACCTGGAAAGGCCGCTTGATATGTCCGCCACCACCAGCGAACCGCCCGCGCCCAGCGCCGCCCCGCCCCAAGCCGCCCCGGCGCCCACGCCCGCGCCAGCCCCGGCGCCCGCGGCCGCGCCGCCCGCCGACGACCTGAATTTGTTTGACGGCGCATCCGATACCCCGCCCAGCGCCACGCCGGCCGCACCTGGCACCCGGCCAGATCATATCCCGGAACAGTTTTGGGACCCGGCCACCAACCAACCGCGCATTGAAGCCATGGCGAAAAGCTGGAAGGATTTGCGCCAGAAGGTCAGCCAGGGCACCGGCGCCGCGCCGGAAACGCCGGACGCCTACGCTTTCCCGACAGTCGAAGGATTGAATGAGGAAATCGTGAAAGCGGATGATCCGCTTTGGCAGCAGGTGCGGCAGAGCGCGCATAAGGCAGGCGTCAGCCAGGCGCAGCTTGCCGCGATCCTCACCCCCTATATTCAAGACCAGATCGAACGCGCCAAGCAAACACCCGCCGCATCACCGGAAGCAGACGAAGCCGCGCGCCAAGCTGCCTTGGCCGAGCAAAAGCAGCAGCTTGGCCCCAATGCGGATTTGATGATTTCCGACATGAAGGCATGGATCAAGGGCATGCAAACGCGCGGCAGCCTGACCGAAGGCGAAGCCCATGCTTTGCTGCAAGCGGGCAATGCCAATGGCATCCGCGCCTTGGCCAAATTGCGCGCCCTGACTGGCGAAAAAGCCATTCCCCTGGATACCCTTGCCGGCGCGGATATGACGCGCGAAGACGCACATAAGCTGATGACCGCAGGCTATGCCAAAAAGAACGCAGGCCAACCCGGCGGGGATGAAGAAATTGAACGCGGACGCCGCGCGCTGAAGGAACTCGAACGGCGCGGCCTTTTGTAAAATGTAGCAAAAAACCCCCTTGCGCCGACGCGGGGGCATATGTGTATTTCATGGCTTGTGTGTTCCATGTCGCTTTCCTCCCAAACCTACCCGGCGGGGCTGCAAAACCCGCCGGGCCTTTTGGCAGAAAAGCACAATGAACAGACCGTGACGGAGGCGACGGCACAGCCCCAAGCGTAGGACCCGCGACACCACGGGCTTATCCCATAGGGACCCCGCCGGCAGCGGCTTCATCCGAAACGAACGTGAGGACGTTTTTTTCAGAGGAGCTTAGCAATGGCGCAGGCCCTTTCCGCAATTGCTCAAATTGAATTCGATGCCGAGGTAAAAGCGGCATATCAGAACGCTGGCGCGCTGCGCCCGCATGTGCGTGTGCGCACCAACGTAACGGGCAGCACCGCGCGCTTCCGCCGCGTAGGGCGCGGCCAGGCGCAGCCCCGCCTTCCCGGCACTGACGTAACGGTGATGAACGCCCAGTATACCGAAGCGACCGCCACGCTGACCGATTGGATTGCGGCGGAATACACAGACAAGCTGGACGCGCAGCTGGTCAATTTCGAAGAACGCAGCATTTTGGCCAACAATATCGGCGCCGCCATTGGCCGCCGCCTTGATCAGATGATCATCGCCGCGCTGGACGCCGCCAATGCTTCAGCCAATATCGCCGTTGCCAGCACCGGCCTGACCGATGCCAAAATGCGCCGCGCTATGGCCCTGATGGATGCGCGCGCCGTGCCGCAAGGCCAGCGCAAAATGGTAATCAGCGCGCGCGCCAAAGAAGACCTGACTTCCGAACAGCGTTTTACCAGTAAGGATTTTGTTGATCAATACGTTGTGCAGACCGGCACCCTGCCGCGCCTGTATGGCTTTGATTTCATCGTGATTGACGACCGCGACGAAGGCGGCCTGCCGCTGGCATCCACCACGCGCAGCTGCTTTGCCTTTGACATGCAGGCGATTGGCTTGGCCATCGCCCATGATGAACCGCTGGAAGTGAATTATGTGGCGGAAAAGACCAGCTGGCTTTCCGCACAGCTTATCAAGGCCGGCGCTGTCGCGATTGACGCGCTGGGCGTCATCGAAATTGCCACGCAGGAGTCCTGATCCATGGCTTATATCGCACGAAATCTTGGCCCGGCTGGCAGCCTTGCCACGCCTATTCAAAATGGCACCGCAGAAACCGTGCCGGGCGTGCCGCGCCTTTGGATGTATCGCACCGCGGACACCGCCGCGGGCGTGGACACCAGCGGTTATTTCAATGACGCATTCCGTGTTTTGTCGGTTGGTGATGTCATCTTGCGCCTGACCATCAATGCTTCCGGGGTGCCGCAAACCGCCGGGCTTCATGTGGTGCAGACCATTTCCGCCGCTGGCGTAGTGGACGTGACCGATGCGTTGGCGCTGACGGCGACCAACACCGACTAATCACAACCAGCAGGGCGGGCCGCAAGGTCCGCCCTTTCCATGGGGGCATTCATGGGTTTTCAAGTATCTGGCCCGCGTGACGTGGCTTCGCGCTTCATCAACAACGCCAATATGATTGCGGCAAATGAGGTATGCGGCCCGGTGGAAATCAACGGGCCATTTTTGGTAATGGCCAATGCCGGCACGCCAGCGCCAGTTGGCGCCACCCTGACCCTTGAAATGAGTGTGGACGGCGGCACCACTTGGGTTGTGCCGCAGGACCGCGCGGGCACCAGCCTTTTGGCTGCCGTCGCGCCGCCCTTCAATCGGATCATCGAATTTCCGAGCCATGAAGATGGCCTTCTTTTTCGGCTGCGCCTGACCGCCATCACAAGCGGGCAGGTCATTGCCCGCCTTTCCAGCGGTGGGCGGGCTTAGTCCCCCCGCATGGAACGCGAACACATCATGCAAATTGCCGCCGCGACTTTCGCGGCATGGCTGGCAGGCTTTGCCAAAATGCTGCGCCGCAGCGCGGGCGAACGCCGCCGGATCAATTGGCCTGATGTGCTTTTGGAAACCCCAAGCGCCATTGTGGCCGGCCTTATCGGCGGTGGCGTGGCAATCGGCATTGGCCACGCCCACCCGCTGGCCATTGCCGCCGCCGGCGCCATTGCTGGCCATCTTGGCGCGCCGGTTATCACGCAAATGGCAGTCATGTTCTGGCGCCGCTTTCTTTCCATTGACCCAAAGGAGAAGAAAAATGACAAATGAAATGTGGCTTGGCGTGGCCAGGCACATCCTGACCGTGATTGGTGGCGGTTTTGTAGCCAAAGGCTACCTGGACGCCAATTCGCTGAATGTGGTTGTCGGCGCGGCAACATCCTTGGCGGGTGTTGGCTTGTCTATCTGGAACAAGCGCGCCAGCAAATGAGCCTGGACTTCCTGCCCAATGCCCGGCTTGATTTGGTGTTGAGCCAGATCATCCGCCCGGTATTGGCCGGCATGGCAAGTGCTGAAAAAATCGCGCATACGCCCGCAGCTGAAAGGCTGCTGCTGGCCATCGGCTGGCAAGAAAGCCGTTTTCTATATCGGGACCAGGTTGATACCGGCCCCGCCGTGCTTGGTCCCGCAACCGGCTTTTGGCAGTTTGAAAGCGGCGGGGGCGTTGGTGGTGTCATGCGCCACCATGCCAGCAGCAGACTTGCGCGTTATCACGCGGCCATGGCTGGCCTGCCCTTTGATCAGCACACAATCTGGGCTGGCTTTGCGCAAGCCAAGCATGATTACTTGGCCGCGGCCTTTGCGCGCTTGCTGCTTTGGACTGATCCCAAGCCATTGCCAGAAGGCGAAGCCCAAGGCTGGGATTACTATTTGCGGACCTGGCGCCCAGGCAAACCGCATGCGCGCACTTGGTCCGAAGCTTGGGCGCGCGCAGATGAAGCCGTTGCGCTGGCGCCGCTGCCATGACCAGCCTTGCCGACATTGACCTGACCAACCAAGCGCTGCGCATGCTTGGCGAATTTGGCGTGTCAAGCTTCGATGAAGGCACAGACCTTGCGGAAAGCTGCAACCGCATTGTGGCCACCACCTTGCGCGCTATGCTGACTGCCTACCCATGGCGCTTCACCATGCGCAAGGCCATGCTGGCGCAGGTGGCGGAACCGCCGCTGACGGAATGGACCTATCAGCACGCCATGCCGCCCGAACAGATTTTCATTCGGTCAGTACGACCAGACCCGCGCGCCAATCCGGCTGATGAATGGGAAATCTTTGAAAACCGCATCCTTTCCCATCACGCTATTCTTTATTGCGATTATCAGGTTGAAATTGACAGCGCCGCCTGGCCGGCATGGTTCACTAATTTGGCGCGCAATGCCCTTGCCGCTGATTTGGCCATCGCGGTAGGGGCCGGCACCACGGCGGCAGATGCTTTCTATCGCCGGACTTTTGGCAGCCCCATGGAAAATGGAAGCGGCGGCCTGATGCGCGTGGCGCGCAACCTGGATAGCCAGCAGCAGACACCCCAGCGCATTGGGCACACGCCGCTACTCACCGCCCGCTGGGGCCGCTGATGCGCGCCGTAAAGGTTCAGCAAACCAGCTTCACCGCTGGCGAGGTTGCGCCCAGCCTGACCGCGCGGATTGAGGTGGCGCGGTATTATTCCAGCGCGGCG